GGAGATTCAGTAACGGCTGAGAAGCTCGGGACTGATATGATCTCACCGGTGGTCAATTTCTTCGGGTGGTTGTACTGCTTCGAAGGGTTCAATGCATCTGGGAATGTCCTGACCACCCACATCAACAGCTTTGCGAACAGGTTGATTTTACGCACCTGCTTCCTTAAGCATTGCTTGTTGAGGGATGGCATCGACCCTACATCTTTCGGCGATGGCCCCAAGGATTTCGAGTACGTCTGCAAGCAGATGGAGAACATTTCCATGGGTGTCTACGGGGATGACAACATCATGTCCACCAATGACCCTACCTTCACTTTTAGGAGATTGAAGGAGTTGGCTGCTGAACATGGTGTTGTCCTCACTGATCCGCTGAAGACTGGGGAAGATTTTGACTTCCAGACCGAAGAACAGATCTCCTTTCTGAAGAGGGGGTTCGTCAAACCTGAGAAGTATGGTATTGCCAACACTGGGATGTTATTTTCTCCCATTGAACTGGCGACCATCTCCAGGATGCTTTGCGTCCGGAAACTCAGCTCAATTGACGACAGCGACTACATCAAATCGAGGAACCAATCAGCCCTCCAATTGATGTTTGGTCGTGGCCCAGAAGAGTACGAAGCATTCCGCAGGCTTCTCATTGAGAACACTGCTGAGTACACGTCCTTCGACCCCTCCACCATTGAGCGTGATTTCATGACTTTCGAGGAGAAGTTCCTTGCTTGCTACGGCGAGCAGCTTCGGTGGCTTCCCTCGGCTGGATCCCAGACGACTCGCCTTTACTCACGTGAGGGCGCCAGCGTTGCTGGGTTCCAGTAGTCACTTTGCAGAGTGTTGGCCTATGTCCTACAGCCAACTATACTCCCCAGGACAGTGTACTATATTGTAAATTATGAACGACTCAAAAGAAACAGAAGACACTCCTCATGTTGGTAGCGCTAGCCACCATGAGCCAACAGCAGATGCTGGAATTAGCGTAACGAAGTACTCCGATGGTATCGAAGGGCCATTGGATCACAGTACAGTCCTTCAATCTGCTATCCCAGGTGACCAGCTTTCGGGCTGGTTCTCCAGACCACGCTTGATTTACACCCATGTGTGGAATGTGGGAGCTCACATGGATAGCATCGTTTTCGACCCGTGGGAACTTTTTATGTCTCAGAAGAGAGTTCTTGAAAAGACTAGGGGCTTCCGCTTTATGCGGGGCGACCTTCACTTGAAATTCACAGTGAATGGACAGCCTTTTCTCCACGGGATGGCGATGGTGACATACAAGCCAATGTCTTTGCCGGTTTCTTTCACTACATCTGAAGCCGCTGAGATTTTCGACTTTTCAGGGGGCTCTTTTGAGCGCCTGCCCGGGATCACTCCTGGGTCAGCACTCTACCAGCCCTACATGATGCTGTTGTCATCACGCCCACACGTTTTCCTGACCCCGTCTAATGACATGGGAGCTGAAATGACGCTCCCTTTCATTCATTTCAGGGACTGGGTGATCATCAACGAAACTCCGGCCAGTGCTCTTGGCACCGGCTTGGGCTTCGGGTCACCCCCGACGGCAATATCCGAGCCACTAGGGAAGATCTCCATAGATTCTTTTGAAGCTTTGAAGAGCAACTCCTCTGGTGGCACTGGGTCCGCCAACATCTCCGTTTACGCGTGGTTTGACAAGATTGAACTAGCTGTCCCTACTCGTTTCGAGAATGGGACTGCGGCCTCTGGCCTTTTCGAAGGGGTGAGCGCCGGTCCAATCAGCCGAGTTTTTGCTGCGATCTCAGCAGTGGGTTCTTCAGTTTCGACTGTGGCTTCCACTGTAGGGAATGCGGCCAAGGCGCTTGGGTACAGTAAGACTCCCATCTGGGCGTCTGCCACTCCTGTCACCACCAACTCCGGGTATGGGTACGCCAACACGACAATCTCGCCATTTTGCGAGTCTTTGGCACTTAATCCTGAGGCGCGTGTCGATTGTGATTCCGCTGACGTCGGCCTTAGTGGCTCCGATGAGATGACGTACAAGCACATCTTGTCAAGAGAGCAATTTATTGGCTCCACGCGGTTTCACGACAACGGAACCACCCCCACCGGCTCCAGGATTATGGACTTGATGGTCACGCCAGACTTTCACTGGCTCCTCCATGATGTTGTGGAAGGGTTGAACTACCAGAAGGTGGTCTACAACTCTGTTGGGTCTCTCATCGCAGACTCACACATGTACTGGCGAGGCGACATCACATACACTTTTAAGTTTGTGTGCAACAAGTTCCATAAGGGCAGGCTACTCATCACTTTTGACCCGTGTGTCACTGGTTTTGAAAGCTACCCCCCTCCTTACTCCACGGATGGAGTGGGATTGGGTGCGCAGAAGTCGATGATTGTCGACCTTTCGGAGAATCTGGAGGTTTCCTTCACAGCTCCGTACACCCAAACCAATCCCTGGACGAGCACTGCGCCCATGTACGCCTGGGATTACAGTTACTCCCACTTGTCTTGGTCCCCGATGAGACGGTTGGGTTCAACCATCCCGCCAGCGATCCCACAGAGGAGCCACAACCTCTACAGTGGGGTCGTCTCGATTGATGTCCTCAACCCTTTGACCTCACCCGTCGATGGGGATTCGATCGCCGTCCTGGTCTTTGCCAATTTTGGCGAGGTTGAATTCGCAGTCCCCAGGGCTCCCAGGTCCACCGAGCTGGTCATGAACAATGGCACAGTCAACGACATTTTTGTGTCGACCTCTGCCCTCACACCAGTCATGGCCACTGGAGCATCTGGAGACTCCAAGATTGGGCAATACTTTGGCGACCCAGTTGCATCCTCCAAGAACCTGATTCAGAGGATGTCAGCATTTACCCACTACTTGCTGGCTAGAACTGGGAACTCGGTTGCTCAGAAGAGATACACCACATCCATTCAGCTGAGCGCCCTGCCCCCTCCGCCAATGGTGATCCCTGCAACGTTGGATGGCATTCTGACCACCCTGGTTAGCCCCAGCTACCTCAACAACATTTTTCATGCTGGTGGGTCACTCAAGGAGGGGAACTTTGTCCCATTCTCCAACTTAGCAAAGTTTTCAATGTGCTATGTTGGTTGGAAGGGGGCCACCGAGTACCGAGTTGCTCCTTACCTCTATGACCTCAACAGGACTCTTTTCACTGTTGTAGAGAGAATGTTTAGGGCAGTCAGTTACTCTCCCACCACCAGGCAGGTCAACACGACCCTCAACCTGGACTCAGCAGCCAACCTGGCACCGACCATACCAGAGGGAGGCTCTGGTATTGCAGTCAGTGACGACGCCAATTCTGGTAAGCACTTCCTTTTCAGGTTTCCCTACATGTCTAGGGACAAGATTAGGTCGGGCAACCACTTTATGCGGCCTTGTCCAGTCACTGGTCCAGGTTCTGGTGCTCTGCTCAACGATTCTGCCACCGCGTACCACGCTGACAACAATGACGGCTTCAAGCTGTCCACGATTGCCACGTACAACGCGGCTCGGCCACATGCACCACCACCATCCATCTACTACTCAGCAGGAGACGACTTCAATATGGTTGGGTTTCTTAACCCGCCCGTTTTGTACTATTG